GAAGAAGGTGCTCATGGAAAATCCCCTAAATGTCTTGGTGGGAATTTAGGGGATTTCGGGGAATTTTGCAAAGGTCTCAGGCCGTCTGAAAAAATGGGAAGATGAAATTATAGATTTCTTCCTCATTCTTTCAGACGGCCTTTGTTCTTATCTCAATTCGGCTCCGCCATTTCCAACGCCTGCTTGATGTCCACGGCAACGACGCGCGAGACGCCTTTTTCCTGCATGGTTACGCCGACCAGCTGCTCTGCCATTTCCATGGTCAGGCGGTTGTGGGAGATGTAGAGGAACTGGGTTTGCGCCGACATTTCTTTGACCAGGTTGCAGAAACGCGAGGTGTTGGCGTCGTCCAGCGGGGCGTCGACTTCGTCCAGAAGGCAGAAGGGGGCGGGGTTAAGGCTGAACAGGGCGAACACGAGGCTCATGGCGGTGAGGGCTTTTTCGCCGCCGGAGAGGAGGTGGATGGTGCTGTTTTTCTTGCCGGGCGGGCGCGCCATGATGGACACGCCGGCAGTCAGGAGGTCGTCGCCTATCATTTTGAGGGTGGCTTCGCCGCCGCCGAACAGGGTCGGGAAGAAGGTTTGGACTTTGCCGTTGACGGCGTCGAAGGTTTCTTTGAAACGCGCTTTGGTCTTGTCGTCGATTTGGGCGATGGCTTCTTCCAAAAGGGTGATGGCGGCCTGCACGTCTTCGCTTTGGCTGCGGTAGTAGCCGTCGCGTTCGCGCGCTTCTTCGAGTTCTTGCAGGGCGGCGAGGTTGACGGCGCCGAGGGCTTCGATTTGCTGGGTGAGGCTGCCGATGCTGCTGTTCAATACTTTCGGCGAATCTTTCGCCAAGGCTTCGAGCGCGTCCAAATCGGCGGCGCGTTCGGTCAGGTTTTGATAGTAGCGTTTGGCGTTGATCAGGGCTTCCTGCTGCTGCAACAGGGCGGTTTGGGTCGCGGCCTGAAGCTGCGGCAGCTTGGTTTGCAGGGTTTGTACGCGGGCGTATTGTTCCCTGCCCTGCTCCTGAATCTGCGCGAGTTTGTCCTGCACGGCGATGTATTCTTCGTCCAGCGTGTGCACGGCTTCGGTCAGCTCGTCGAGCTTGATGTGCTGCTCGTCGTTTTGGAACTCGGTTTCATAGGCGAGGGCAAGCTCTTGTTGGCGTTCCTGCCAGTCTAGGGTTTGCTGTTCGAGCCGGGCGATTTGCTGTTGGTAGTTTTGTTTTTGCTGGTTGAGCTTGTGGACGGCGACTTCCGCCAGCCCGTATTGGCGGTTGGCTTCCAATAGGGCAAGCTGCGCCTGTTTCAGACGGCCTTGCTGCTCTTGGCGGCTGTGTGCGGTGGTTTGCTGCTGGTGTTCGAGTTCGGCGGCGGCTTCCTGCAAAGTAGCGATGTCGTCTGAAAGCCCGTCGGACGTGTGTTGCAATACAGTCTGTTCTTCCGCCAACTGCGCCAGTTCGCGCTCGATGTGTTCGCGGCGGATTTGCCCTTGGTTGGTGCGCGCCAAGAGTTCGGCGGCGCGTTGCTGCGCTTGGCTGTATTGGCGCGTGTGCTGCTGTTGCTGCTGCATCAGGTTTTTGTGTTGCACTTCGGACGAGCGCACGGCGGTTTCCGCCTGTTTGAACGCGGCTTCGGCGGCGGAGAGTTCGGGGGCGAGGTTTTCCAGTTCGGACGCGATGCCGTCGAGGCGCGCTTTTTGGGCAATCAGGCTTTCCTGCTCGGGTTTAGCATAGAGCAGGACGCTGACTTTATCGACCTGATGGCCTTCGGGCGTGAGCCAGATTTGGTGTGCGCCCAAATCGCTTTGATGCGCGAGGGCGTAGCTCAAATCGGGCGCGCACAATACGCCGTCGAGCCAGTGGTGCAATGCCGTTTGAAACGGCGGCTGCGCTTGGATTTGGTTCAGCAATGCCTGTACGGGCAGGGATTTTTTGATGCCGCCGGAGAGGTCGTCTGAAAGCCATGCCGCCTGCCCCTGCGGCAACGGCGCGGGCGGCACGAAGCCGTGCGGCACGGCGCGGGCGTGCAGGCGTTCGGCAAGGATGACGGACAAGGCGTGCTGCCACTCGGCGGGCGCGGTGATGTGTTGCCACAGTTGCGGCGCGGCGGCATGGTCGGTTGCCTGCCAGAAGTCGGCGGCTTCCTGCTGTTGCGACAGGATTTGCGACAACGCCTGCTGCTGCGCCTGCAAGGTGATGTGTTGCTGCTTCAGGCTTTGGAAGCGGTTTGAGGCCGTCTGAAACGCCTCGCGGGCGGCGTGTAAGGCTTCTTCGGCGGCGATGATTTGTTCTTCGTAATGCTCTTGCTGGCTTTGCAACAAGACAGCGGCTTCCTGCGCGGCGGCGGTTTCCGCTTCGTCGGGCAGGTTCAGAGCTTGGTTTTCCTGTTTCAGACGACCTTTACGCTCTTCATGCTTGGCAACGGTTTGTTCAGCATGGGCAAGCTGCTGCTGCTTCAACGCCAGTTCGCGGCGGATACGGTTTGCCTCGTCCTGCTGGGTTTGGAAGGCGGCGTTGAGCGTGGCTTGGGCTTCTTCCAATTCGGGCAGACGCTCTTCGTGTTCGGCAACCTGCATCGCCCACTCTGCCAATTCGGTTTGCTTTTCTTCCGCCTGCAACTCGTTTTCTTCAAGCTGCACGCGGATTTGCTGCTGCTCCTGATGGATGCGCTGCATCTGCGCCTGCGCCGCCTGCTTGTCGCGTTCGATGCGTTGGTGCAGGTTTTGCTGATGGCGGATTTGTTCTTCCAAACGGGCAATCTGCTCGCGCAACACGCCGCGTTTGTTGCTCAATTCGTGTACTGCCTGTTGCTGCGCCTGCTCGGCGGTCTGCAAGGCGTGTACTTCGTCGTTTAACGCCTGAACCTGCGCGGCAGTTTCGTCTTGCTGCGCCTGCAAAGACTGATGCTGCGCGGTCGCCTTGTCGGCGGCGGCAAGCGATTGCTGCCATTGGGCGTAATCGAGCAAATCCTGTTGTTGGTTCAACTGCACAGTCAGGGATTTATAGCGTTCGGCGGTTTCGGCTTGTTTCTCCAGCTTTTCCACCTGACGCGCCAACTCGTTCTGCAAATCGCCCAAACGCTGCAAATGCTCGCGCGTGTCTTTCAGACGACCTTCCGTCTCCTTGCGGCGTTCCTTATATTTGGACACGCCCGCCGCCTCTTCGATATAAGCGCGCAACTCCTCCGGCCGCGCTTCGATGATGCGCGAAATCATCCCCTGCTCGATGACGGCATAACCGCGCGCGCCCACACCCGTACCCAGAAACAAATCGGTAATGTCGCGGCGGCGCACGGTCTGATTGTTGATGAAATAAGTCGATTCGCCCTGACGCGTCAGCTGCCGCTTGATGCTCACCTCGGCATACTGCCCCCACGCCCCCTGCAAACTGTGGTCGCTGTTGTCAAACACCAGCTCCACCGAAGCCCTCGGCGCAGGACGGCGTGTCGCCGCACCGTTAAAAATCACGTCCTGCATACTCTCGCCGCGAAGCTGCTTCGCCGAAGCCTCGCCCAACACCCAGCGCACCGCGTCAATCACATTCGACTTGCCGCAGCCGTTCGGCCCGATAACCGCAACAAGCTGCCCCGGCACATGAATCGTGGTCGGGTCGGTAAAAGATTTGAAGCCGGAGAGTTTGATGTGGGTAAGGCGCATGGCAATGTTTCGAATCGGAAAAGAAGGCGTATTTTAACGGAAATACGCTTATCCGTTGAGAGAAAATCTGACAACTCAAATCAAATAAAAAGGCCGTCTTGTGGGGGACTGTTAGTTTTTGCACAAGGAACAAATAGAGTAAAAAAACGCTGAAATCTCGGAAAGACGTGGATTTCGGCGTTTTTTTGTATCCGGAAAAGTTACGCCAGCTTTTTCACAAAACCGCGCCGGAATGCGCGGTTTTTTGTTGAAAGCTGACGGGATTGGGAATTTTTTAAAACTATTTTAAGAGGTTTTTAAAATAGTTTTAATCAATACTCCGGCCATACCACTCTACGCGGCCGATGATGGCGATATCGTCTTGGGTATTACTCAAATCTATTTCAAACGGTGCGTAACGTGGATTTTCGGACGTTACAAGCAGTTTGCCCGGTATGCGTTGCACACGTTTGACAAAGAGGTCATTGCCTATACGCAAGACATATAGGCCGTCACGCGGGTCGGTTTCGGCGTGATTGATGAGAATGGAATCCCCATGATTGAGCACGCCCTCCATTGAATCGCCTTTAACGGTAATTACAGACAGCTTTTCCGGCTGTTTGGTCACATAGTTGTCAATCCAATATTTCCGGAAAGCCAAGCAGAACAAAGGTTCTTCGCTGAAGACCGGTGCGCCATACCCTGCTGCTGCGGCTACGTTGTAGCGCGGCACGAATACAAACTCTGACAAGTCGACAGGGTTGCCCATAGTGTCAGTAATTCCATCAGAATTTCTGCTTACAGAGAATGCTCCGGCGTTTTCCGGCCTAGCTTTATCAAGATACGGCAAGCCTTTGCCGGTCAGCAGCCAGTTTAAATCACACCCGGTAGATTCTTGAATCTTTATAAGGGTTTCAGTGTTTGGAAGGCCGTCGTTATACCAAATCCGGTTAAATCCAGGCGGGCTCATTCCAATATCTCTTGCAATAACCGCAGGCTTTGGGTTATCGCGCCATAAGTAGGTCAATCTCTCTTTAAAAGTATTCATAAGCTATCTCTATATGTGGTTGCATACATAAAAATATCTATGCAACTTTCTATGCAACTAAATGTATTTGGTTGCATAAAATTAATTCATTTAATAAACAAAAACATACGGAAAACCTAAGCGAAAGTTTATATTTTTCTCTATGCAACCGCTTTACATATTATCCGGTTGCATATATTATTCAATCAACCAAGAACAAACGGTTAGAAAAACGGTTTAACGTATGGAGTAAGTGAAATGGTACAAAAAAACGCAGATTGGCACCGCGCAGATATTGTTGCGGCACTCAAAAAACGTGGTTGGTCAGTAAGAGCTCTTAGTGTTGCATCCGGCTTGTCGCCAAATACATTGAAAGGCGCATTGCAATTCCCTTATTTGAAAGGAGAAAAAATCATTGCAGATGCAATAGGCGTCCCACCTGAAGTAATTTGGCCGACACGCTATGAAGAACGTAATTTCAGGCCAGTATTAAGTGCTTCGCACTAATTATACGCAGATGTTTAAAAGAAATCATGCAAATGATTACAAATGAACTAAAAGCGGGATAAGTGGAGTTTTATATGCAAACAGATAGTCTTTCATCATCAGAACTCGCAAATTTACGGTTGCCAAATCTACAAGTATCAAGACAGGCGATTGAGAAGCGAGCCAAGACACAAGGCTGGCCGTACATCGAAGAGGTTGGCAAAGCGCGTGGAGGCCGTCTGAAAAAATACTTAATCGCTTCCCTCCCTGCAGAAATCCGGGCAGCCATCATGAAGCGGCAGTCGGACGAGCTGGCGGAGAAGATGCCGAAAATGTTGCCCCAAGTCAGACCGGGGACGGCGATGTCGGCTCAGGCACTGGCTGAAGCGGCCAAGCTGTTGAATGAGAAACAACGGTCAGTGGCGGATGCGCGATGTGCGGTGGTGGCGGCGGTACTGGGTATCAAATATCAATACGGTTGCTCTGCGAAGGCTGCGGTGGCTCAGTTTTTGGGCTTGCTGGCAGAAGGTAAGTTGGACGCGGTCACGCTCGGTAACTTGGAAAAGGCCAATGACCGCAGCCGGACGGCGAAGGTTGGCGAACGTACTTTAGACGGCTGGATATCTGCTTATTTGAAAGCGGAAGACGCGACGGAGCGGTTGGTTGCTTTGGCTCCGAAGACGACAAAGGCGGTCAAGCCGATTGAAAGTTACGGATGGTTGCCGATGTTTATGCAGTTTCACAATATTCCGTCCGCGCCAAAGCTGGCGCACAGCTACCGCCGGTTTGTGCAGTGGGCTGAAGCGGAAAATATGCCGGTCAATGATGTGCCTAATTTGAGTATGGTGCGGCGCGTTTGGGACAAGCTGCCGATGATTATGCAGGAGCGCGGCAGGAAAACGGGGGCGGCTTATAAATCGCTGCTGCCTTATGTGAAACGTGATTGGGGGGCTTTGAAGCCGAACGATGTTTGGATCGGCGACGGACACAGCTTTAAGGCGAAGGTGGCTCATCCGGTACACGGCAGACCGTTTAAGCCGGAAGTGACGGTGATTATTGATGGTTGTACGCGGTTTGTGGTCGGTTTTTCGGTGTCGTTGGCTGAAAGTTGTGTGGCGGTATCGGATGCTCTGCGTATCGGGGTCAAGCACTTTGGTTTGCCGATTATCTACTACTCGGATAACGGCGGCGGCCAAACCGGCAAGACGATTGACCATGAAATCACGGGTATCACGTCCCGACTGGGTATCCGCCATGAAACGGGTATCGCGGGTAATCCGCAAGGCCGAGGCATCATCGAGCGATGGTGGAAAGACAATCTGATTGAGATGGCGCGCCAGTATGAGACGTTTGCGGGCGCAGGGATGGACAGCAGCACGAAGAATCTGATGTACCGCAAGATGGAAAGTGCGTTTAACGCTTTGGAAAAAGGCAAGGATTTAACGGAGGAACAACAGAAATATTTGAAAAAACTGCCGAGCTGGTCACGTTTTATCGCGGATGTGGTCAAGTGTATCGATGATTACAACAACCGTCCGCACGGCGAGCTGCCCCGACATCCGGACGGCGGGCATTATTCGCCGAAGGCTTATCGGGAAATGAGGCTGGAACAGGACGGTATCGCGCCGGATATGTTGTCGGCGGAAGAGCTGGCGACGATGTTTATGCCGCAGGAAGTGCGAAAAGTACAGCGCGGTTGGCTGGATTTGTTCAGCAACTCTTATTTTTCAACCGAGCTGGCGGAGTATCACAAGGACGAGGTACGGGTCAGCTACGATTTGGACGATGCGTCGGCGGTCAATGTGTTTGATATGGACGGCAAGTTTATTACTAAGGCTCAGGCCAACGGCAATACCCGCGAGGCTTTCCCGACAGCGCGTATCGACCAACTGGCGGAAAAACGTCGAAAAGGCAAAATCAAGCGGGCGGAAAATGCGATCAAGCTTGCAAACGCGGAAGTCAATCCGGCACTGGAACAGGCTACGGTTTGGGACGAGCTGGGACATTTGGGCGGAAACGTCATCGAGGCGAAGTATGCTGTATTGCCGAAAACGGGCACGGACAATTTTGTTCTGTTTGAGGCGGATAGAAGTTAAAACGGTTTTAAACCTCTTTTAAAAGGACTAAAAAAATGAAACAAATCAATCATACATTGCAACAAAAACTGGCTGAATTTAAAGCCAAATCAGGTTTGAACCAAACGCAATTGGCACGCGGTATCGGTTGTGCGCCGGCAGCGGTGAGCATGTATCTGAGCGGTACTTATGCAGACAAAGGCGGCAATTATGAAACCATCGAGCCGAAAATCGAAGCGTATTTGGACATGCAGGAAAGCAAGGCGAAGCGTGAGGAATTGCATATTGAGTTTGTGGCCACGCGCACAACACGCCGTATTGCGGAAGTGATGCGCGATGCCCACGAAGGCGGCGAAGTAGCGGTGATTTACGGTCAGGCCGGTTTGGGCAAAACACAGGCGGTCAAACACTACTGCGAACAGAATCCTGCGGCGGTGTTGATTGAAGCGAATCCGAGCTTTACGGCTCTGGTTTTAATGCGCAAATTGGCGACGGCGTGCAAGTTGGTGAGCATGGGCAGCCTGAATGATTTGTTTGAATCGGTGGCCGAGCGTTTGCGTGATTCAGGTCGTCTGATTGTGGTCGATGAAGCGGAAAACCTGCCTTTACGCGCCCTTGAAATTGTACGCCGTCTGCACGATGAGACGGGCTGCGGTTTGGTGTTGAGCGGTATGCCGAAGCTGGTGGCGAATTTGCGTGGTAAGCATGGCGAATTGGTGCAGCTTTATAGCCGCGTATCGGTTGCCCTGCCTTTGGGCGACAGCCTGCCGGACGATGAGCTGATGGCGATTGCGCAAACTGCGTTGCCGGAAGCGGATGAAGAAACGTTGGCGGAAGTTGTGAAACAAGCCAACGGCAATACGCGCCGAATGAGTAAGCTGATGTGTGGTGCGGTGCGCACCGCAAATAAAAACGGTATCCAGCTTCAGGCTGGGATTGTGAAAAAGTACAGCACGTTAATTATCCGTTAAAAGGCCGTCTGAAATGAAGCGTGAATATACGGTACACGCCAGAGTCTATGAGGACACTTGGCACGATTATGAAACCCATAAACGTCGCAAGATTTGGCGGGCGGATGTGCGCGGCAAGCGCAAAGAAGGCTTTGCATGGTTGCAAATCCGCCGACTGCGGAAGCGATTTGAAAGCAAAGAGGAAGCCAAGGAATGGGCTGCTCAAGTGAAGGCGGATTGGGTACGCAATAATTTTTTTGCCTTGAGAAAATATTAAGTAATTGATTTATAAGGAAATAGGAAATGTCTACTGTGTTTTACAAGCGGATGTTGTTTGGAGCGGCTGTGTCGGTTTGGGCTGTGTTTTTCGTATCGATGTTGCGCGGTTGTGCTCCGGAACTATCGGAAGCGAAGTTGGAAATGTCGCGCCGCGAGCGTATGGCGGATTTGGAGGCTAAAGCCTTGGGCGAGCAATACGAGTCAATGAGCGTAGAGGAAAAAATGAAAGGGATTGTTTATGAGCGATAAGCCATTGAGCCCTACGGCGAAACGAGAGGCTTTGGATCGGGCGGTAAAGGAAATCCGCGCGAAATATGGCGATAAGGCGATTATGAAAGGATGTGTGAAATGAGTTTCGGACGACGTAATACGGATTGGCAGGCTTGGGGACAACACCGCAGGCGTGCGACGGCGCGAATGGCGCAAAAAAGCCGAGAGCGTGAAATCGAGGAATATCAGGCACGTTTTAAACGGCCTGCCGAGAAGAAGGAGGAGAAAAAATGATTTGGCTTGAAATGCTGGCCCGAATCGTCGTGTTGCACATGATAGGCGAAGGCCATGACGGGTATGACGACAATTAAAACGGTAAACCGTTGATGTTGCTCTATATTTTTTTGCCTTATTGAAAATATAAGGTATTGATTTAAAAGGAATTTAAAAATGAATGCAAAAGAAATCACCGAATGGATCGAAGACCGTGGCGAGCTGATGGTTATGAAGAAGGACGGCGAAGGCTTTGTAATCGCTGCGCGGTCGCCGGACGGGATGTGGAAAACGGCGGAAGCGGAAACTTTGGCTCGGGCGATAACTTTATGGGAGGAAGCGTGATGAAGATCACTAGACCAAATAAAGAAGACCTTGATGCAGTATGGGAACTGGTCGCGTTTTTGAACAAAATTGAGCAGGGTTTGAATCCGGTTTATCAACCTGCCGACCCAGAGGATGAAGATGATTTCGAATATCTGAGCAATGCGCCTGCGGATGAAGTGTTTGAAGCTTTGGAATATAAGTCTGCCAACGCCAATTTGCCTTGGATTATGACCGTATTGGATACCTTGCTGTCTTCGAGTAACGATATTGTTGACCAAGAATCTAGTGTTTTGGATTTCTCTCCGAAATTTAAACAGGCTGTAAAGGATACAGAAAGACTTGATTTCTTAATGGAAGTCGGGTCAGCCGAATTTTCAAAAGAAAATGGTCAGAAGGCCTGTTGCAGGTTAACCGAATACGGCATCAGAGGCTATGGAAGCAATTACCGCGAAGCATTGGATGATGTGATGAAAGAGTGGAAGGAGATGTGATGACTACCGGAATGATGATTTATCTCTTGATCTGCGGGCTGATTGGTTTGGCACTGGTGGTTTTGGCACTGATGAGCCTGATTGAAAACTGGTTTAAGCAGCAGACTAAAGCTGTTGTTTTGGATGCCTGCGGTATGTTTTTTGGGTTGATTGTTGTCCTTGTGGCGTTTTTGGCGATTCTTGGGGTGGTTAAATGATTGAAATCAGAGGTAAAAACTTTGTTGCGTACAACGCAAGTGAAAGTGTTTTGGAAAGCATCATTAAGGATGTTTTCACGGGGGCGATGTTAGGGTTTTGTGTGTATATCAGCCATTGGTCAGCCTCAGTGTTTTGGACATTTATCAGCGGTTTGATGTTTTTGTCTTATCTGGGCATTAAGTTGGGCAGGTTGATGCGTGACAAGCAAACTAAATTTGAAACTTGGTCAGAGTTTAAAGCATGGATCGATAAACAAGCCGAACTTGAAAATCACTTGGCAGGTAATGTCCAGATCGTAAAAGGCAATGGAAATGTACAGGCCGGTGGCGATGTTTTGAAGGATAAACAATGAACATCGAAAAATTCAATCCCAAAAAAGACCCTAAATATAACAGTTTTATTTATCGGTTTTTGAAAAAGAACAAAAAAATAATACCGCATAGAGGTATGCCGGTTATCGCCAAATTTGACACACTGGGTATTTGGCGTATCGGGTGGCATGACACTGGCGGATGGTTTATCGGTGCTCCAATTGGTTTTTCATCTGGCGAAAAGGTAGAGATTTATGCATTTAAACCGGGCGGGAAAGTCATTGAAGAAGTCAAATGGAGTGATTACCAGCGTATCGGAGGCTGTGCCATTAATGAATTTGCGCACAAATGGCGCGAAATTAATAAAAACAGTCGTTGTTGCGAATATTGTGGTCAATGGATACGGAGGAAAGTTAAAACCGAAAAAGTTATTCGCCGCCGCGATATTTGGGAGATTGAATCATGATTTGCCGTTGTCCCAACTGCGGAGCGGCCAACAGCTTGGATAGCTTGGTCAGCGATGCTGAAGCAGCCGAAGTGCTGAAGATGTTGCTGGAACTTGATGCCGATATCGGGAAAGCGGCTATCCGCTACATTGGTCTCTTCCGCCCCGGAAAGAGCCAGCTCTCTTGGGGGCGAACCGCGAAACTGCTGAATGAGTTGCTGCCGATGATTAAGGCGCAGGAGGCGGCACGCGACGGGGTTTGTTTCCCTGCCCCTGCCGAGGCTTGGATTCACGGTTTTAATGAAACCGTTAATGCCCGCGACCAAGGCCGTCTGAAACTGCCCTTAAAGTCGCATGGTTATTTGCTGGAGATTGTCAGCCAGTGGCAGGGTTCGGGGTTGCCCTCTCCCCAGCCCTCTCCCACGGGGAGAGGGAGCGAAGGCGGCGCACCGTCAAAACTGCGGCAGGGTGTGGCGGCCTTGGGCGAATGGGCAGGAAATGATTGGGCAAAACGGGAAATCGCTTCAGGCTTTGCATTGCTCGCCGCGCTCAATCTACCCAACCGACCGGCAGCGCAGGATATGCCGGTAGTCGCGGAAATTTGGTATCGGAAACTGATGGAGAAAAAAGAAATCGTCTCGCCGGAGTATGACCCGATACGGATTCAGACGGGGTTTAAGGTATTGCAGGCGGCGGAAACATGGCCGCACCCTGCCGAACTGCTCCGCAACCTGCCGCCACGGATGATACCAAGGGCGATGCTGGCAAAGCCCGCGCCGGATAAGGAAAAAGGCCGTCAGAAAATGGCGGAAGTGAAAGATGTTTTAAACAAGAAAGGTAAGTGAAATGGAAAATGTATATTTTACAAGTAATAACCGAATATCGGACTTAATCAGTCAACTAGAAAAGTTGAAGGCAGAGCACGGCGATTTGGTAATAACTAGAAATTATTTGCGAGGAGGAGTTAGAGATATTGATTTAACAGAGTTTAAGGTTGCCTATATCAGACCGAAGGAAAAACGCGAAAGAATATTGGCTTATCGTATTGGGACACACCAAGTCGGTGATTTAAAGGTCTTAAGAATTTTATAGTTTAAAAGGAAAAAATCATGATTGAACCGCACGAGTACCGTCTATTGGACGAATATTTAGAGCAAGACTGGGATGCCTTTATCAGTTTTGCTGAAACTAAAGGATTTGAAGCAAGCGAAGTATATCAACTACTCAACAAACTGGAGGAAAAAGCAAATGGCTAAAACCCGAATCAAACAACCCGCTATCGAAGCGGCACAAGACAAAGCGGAAGTCACTGCGTTTATCCGCAAAATCGGCGACTTGCAGCGCGAAGTCAAACGCTTGGAAACCGAAGCTGGAGACAAAAAAGCGGTCATCGAAGAAGAATATGCCGCCAAAGCCGCGCCGATGTGTGCCGAAATCATGAGCCTGACCGAACGTGTGGCCGCATACTGCGAGGCACATAAGGACGAGCTGACGGATAACGGTAAAACCAAAACCGTGGACTTTACCACCGGCCTGATTAAATGGCGCATTCGTCCGCCATCCGTCAAGGTAACGGGCGTGGCCGCCGTACTGGCGTGGCTCTCCGAAAAATCCGCCTTTGCCGAGTTTGTGCGCACCAAGAAGGAAATCGACAAAGACGCCATCTTGAACCAGAAAGAACGCTTTTCAGACGGCCAAGTGCCGGGGATTAAGATTGTGAGCGGCGTGGAGGATTTTGTGATTGAACCGACGGAACAAATTCTATAAAATCAACAGCCTGATTTCAATTCAGTGTGTTGAAACGTGATTGAGCCGACGGAACAGGAGTTAGCTTGCTGAAAGGCCGTCTGAAAACAGTTTGAATACTGTTTCAGACGGTTTTTTTTGTTTTCTATTTGCTTGATTGTGGGGGGTAATGTTGAAATATGCTGACTTGTATTGAAAACGAAATTTTTTTATTGTATATTCATCATAACGAAATATGAAGGAGGTTTTGATGAATTTTACGAAATCTGAATCTATCGGCGATTTGTTAGTGCAACATATTCCTAAAGAGCTTATTTTGGCTTTGCAGGAGGCTTTTTTAATTGGTTCTACCCGTGCTTATCATGGAGTAGAACATACACATCCGGGACATGTTAAAAATGTTTTGGGTCAATTACGGCATTTTGAACTGAATGAGGCATTTCATACGGTTATGCAAAGTCATAACTTAGAGGTTTCTGAATTAAAGGGGAACAATATTGTTGTTGCCAAATCAGGAATATGGAATATCTGTAGAGCGACAGCAAACGATGAAAAATGGCATGCAGTTAAACGAAGCAGAGCCCGGCAACTGCTGGCTCATAAGAACATGTTTATTGAGTCGCTTGTTTACCGTGATTTATTTGAGGATAATGTCGCACCTCTGGAAGGCACGGTATTTTTTGTTACAAGCTTTTCTGGAAGCATGGATAATATGCCGGAGCAACCGGTTTCGATACAAATTGCTGTTTGTGATAGTGAAATGAATAACTGGTTATTTGTAGAACATATTGAACAATTTTTAGAGCGTTATTCTGTCGTTGGGAAAATGGAGGTCGAGAAGCAAATCGATTTGGCCAAACCATCTCTCAAAAAGAAAGGCAGAGATACGGGTACATTAGGATGAGCAGACAGGGTGTAACGGGCTTTAATGCTGCACGTTTGGAGCAGATTATGGCAGTTAGAAGGCAGACGCAGGCACAACTTGCGGCTATGGTGGGTGTGTCTTCTGCAACGATGAGCAAGTGGAAAAACGGATTACACGCACCTGATGCCAAAACTTTGGAGCGACTGGCTTCGGTATTGAATGTCTCGGCAGAGTGGTTTACACGTCCGATGACGGCAGGGGTGGAGCGGCCTTTGTTTCGCAGTAATGCTTCGGCTCATGCGCAAGCACGTAGTATGTTGGAGGAGCGTGCCAATTGGGTAAAAGATATTATTTCGGATTTGACGGAGTATATGGATTTTCCCGTTTTGAATATTCCTCAACGTCATTTTGAAAGCCCTGAAGAGATTTCACAAGAGGATATTGAGGAGGCTGCTCTTGAGTTTCGTAAGAATATGCAGCTGGGACTTGCACCTATTCAGGATTTGACCTTAGCTGCAGAGGGAGCTGGGGTTTTTATCGTTAGAGAGCAAACAGGTGTTTCAGCAATTGAGGGGCTCTCTACTTGGACGGTAGATGGAAAACCGGTAATTCTGCTTTCTTCTGATAAAGAAAATGCTTTCCGTAGCCGGTTTGATTTGGGGCATGAATTAGGCCATCTGATTCTGCATAAACATATTCCGGCAACAATCAGGCACCACTATCACAAATTAATGGAGCAGCAGGCACATGCTTTTGCTGGGGCATTATTACTGCCGGCAGAAAGTTTCTCTATGAAGATACGGATTCCTACCACTTTAGACGATTTATTGCTTAAAAAACAATATTGGGGGGTTTCTGTTGCTGCGATGATTATGCGTCTGTATCAACTGGATATGATTGACGATCATACTAAGCAGAATTTATTTAAGAGAATATCGATGCGATGGGGCAGAAAAGCCGAGCCGGGAGATGGGGACAGAAAGCCTGAAGAACCACGGTTGCTGAGAAGAAGTATGGAGTTATTAATACAGGAAAATATCATCAGCCTTGATAATGCGGTCGAGTATTTCGGTATAGGGCAGACTGATTTACTGAACCTACTGAATCTTGATGATGATTTTTTTGAAGCGAAACGCAACAAGAAGGTTATCCCTTTTTTAAAAGTAAAATCCCAATCATAGAAAGTATGATTTAGATAGTTTAAAGGCCGTCTGAAAACAGTTTGAACGCTGTTTCAGACGGCCTTTTTGTATCCCAACCCTTCACAAAAAACAGTTGCTTAAATCAATATATAGTAGATTTTTCGGTAAATATGACATAAAATACACAACATATTGTGTTTTAAGGAATTGGCCGTGAACGTGCAAAAGCTGCGCCGCAGCCTGATTGCCAAAATCAAAATCGCGCAAAAGGAGTTGGGTTTGGACGATGCCACTTACCGCGCAGTGTTGGAGCGCGTAACGGGCAAGCGGTCGTGTGCGGATATGGATGTTTCTGAACTTGAGTCTGTTGTCGCTGATATGCGGTCGCACGGATTTAAGCCTAAAGCAAAAGGTAACCCACACGGTAAACCACATCTGCGTCGGACATCATCAGCGGCAATGTTGTCCAAAGTCGAAGCCCTGCTAACCGTCGGCGGCAAACATTGGAACTACGCGCATGCGATGGCGCGGCGGATGTTTGGTAAGGATAAGGTCGAATATTTAGACGATACGCAGCTACATAAACTGGTTGCTGCATTGCAGATTGCAGAAAACAGGAAACGGGGAAAGTAGAAGATGGGGTTCGAAAAAGTTGAACATTTATTGCCGGACACGGTATTGGAAATTGTAGATGTCATCGGATTGGCTGCAACCGAGCAGCTGGTCAAGGCGATTGGCGGGGCGCGGTTTAAATTTGGTAAGGGCAAGGTGGACACCGAGCGTTTGGCAATTTTGATCGAAGCCATCGGCGAAGTGAAAACGCATGAGCTGTTGCAGGTATATGGTGGCGAGGAATTGTATGTCCCACGGTGCGGCAAGGCTTTAATACAGTTGAGAAACCATAGGTTTTATCAGGAGTTTGTCAAACTGCGCGATATTGATAAGGAGAGCGGGCTTATGGCAATGACGAAGCTATGCCCTAAATATGGCATCTCTTCACGAACGGGATATACGATTATCAATGAAATGAGCCGACCTGCGGCACAGCAGGCAGCTTTATTTTAGGCAGTGATGTGTGACCAGGCTTTGGCCGTCTGTATTCAGACGGTCTTTTTTTTGGTCTGTCGGGTTTGAAACATCTACCGTTCGTGACGATGGGTTAAAGACGGTTTAATGGGGTTTTAAAACTATCTATTTGAGGTATTTATGGCCCCGCAGAAAGAACTCCCTTGGATTGCTGAAGCGCGAAAGTATATCGGTCTGACAGAAATCCCCGGTAAAAACCACAATCCGACCATTTTGAATTGGCTTCACGGCTTGAAGGCTTGGTGGAAAGACGATGAAACGCCGTGGTGCGGCGTATTCGCAGCCCATTGCCTGCGAGCCGGTAACCGAGACATCCCGAAGGATTGGATGCGCGCAAAAGAATATGCTTTTTGCGGTAAACGCCTTACCAAGCCTGCTTACGGCTGTTTGGTCGTGTTTACGCGCCAAGGCGGCGGTCATGTTGGTTTTGTTGTCGGCAAGGACAAGGCGGGCAATCTGTTGGTTTTGGGCGGCAATCAAGGCAACCGCGTCAGCATCGCGGCATTTCCGACGTCCCGTGTGGCTGCGTATGTATGGCCGTCTGTCGGCGGTGCGCTTCTTGACCCTGCTCCGGAGCGTTACGACCTGCCATTGGGCGGTGCGGCACTGAGCAGGAGCGAGGCATGAAAAAGTCTTTTATTGCTCTGGCATTGGCGGCATTGAAACCGCAGGTGCCTGAATTTGAGATTAAACCTGCCCGCGTGGGCAATCTGAAACAACATCCGAGCCTGCGCTTGGGTAAATCAGGTGTGGCAGCCGCCAAACGTGCGGCGCGTAAACGCAAAGCGAGAAAGTAAGAAATATGATAGACGGTTGGGACGGTTATTAAGATGCGCATTTTAGACATTTTTAAAAACCCTGCGACAGGCAATGTGTCGCACTCGAAGCTGTGGGCAAATATCGCCTGTGCGGCAGGGACGGTTAAGTTCGTCATGTTGCCCGACCCGTCGGCGGAGATTTGGGCGGTTTATTTGGGCATAGTCGGCGGCTATGCCGTGGCGCGCTCGCTGGTCAGTGTCAAACGTCAGGAGGTCGAGAATGACGCTCAAACTGTTGACGAATAAATGGGTGCTGAGTGGCTTGGCTGCCATCTTAGGGCTGATTTTGGTGGCATCGTACAAGCAAGGGTACAAGACGGCATACCAAGCGCAGCAAGCAGTCATCGATAAGATGGAAAAAGACAAGTCGGAAGCCTTGCGTCTGTCGGCTCAAAACTACGCTCGCGAGCTGGAACAAGCCCGCGCAGCCGCCAAAGAATCTGAAGCCAAAGCGCACGCCGTCGGCGTAGCGTTGGCACAAAAGCAGGCGGAAGTCAGTCGTCTGAAAACGGAAAATAAAAAGGAAATCGAAAATGTCCTTACTCAAGACCGTAAAAATGCAAGCGGTAATTGTATTGACGGCTTTGGCCATCACGGCCTGCAGCTCTACAAGCGCGCCCTCGGCTACGGAAATTAAGGTTATTGAAAAGGCGGTCATGCCGACACCGCCCGCTGCGTTGATGGTCGCGCCGGTGCGCCCGCATCCGCCGAAAGATGGTAAGACGGCAACGCTGTTGGAGCACGCCGCTGAGTTTGGCGGCTATGTTGCCGAACTTGAAAACCAAAATCAGGCTTGGCGCGATTGGGTCAACAGTCAACTCAAAATTGATAGTCCGTCGGAGGTCGCAAAATGACCTATCAAGAGTTGGTGCAACGTGTGATTGCCTGCCGCCATGCCGATTTAGAGTTGGGCTTGAGCAGAGCAAGAGAGCAAAAGCCGTTTGTCGAGCATGTGTCCTCGTTGTTGGATAAGGCGGGGATTGAGTACGCGGTACGCATGGATAAGGATTTTCAGACGACCTTTTGTGTGGAGTTTTCCGCGACCGCTCCTGCTGATGTGATTGGTATTTTGCAGAAATATTACTCAGTCTTTTTTGACGGACAAAAGGTCGAAGTGGCAAGCCGTCATCCTGACGGCTACTCCGTCCGTATCGTATTCGGCGATGTGCCGGTTTAAAGGGGTTTTAAATGGACTTTGAATTTGGTTTTAAAACCCTGTGGCCGATTGCGACGGCGGCATTTTGGTTTTGGGTCAACGGCATTGCAGGCCGTCTGAAAGAGGCGGACAAGCGTATCGACGACCTTAAAGAAGAGCTGCACGCGGTCAAGCTCTCTTATCACACCAAGCAAGATGCCAAGGCAGACCGCGACAATATTGCGGCTTCGTTGGGACGAATTGAAAACAAGTTGGAAAAAGTAAACGAAAAACTGGACAGGAAAGCGGACAAATCATGAGCGACCCGATTTTAGAAGCCTTGGCGCGTATTGAAAACAAGACTGATCAAACTCTAAAAAATCAGAAGGAAATGCAGGCGGAAATTGCACAAATCCGCCAAGACACGAAACGCACGGCCATTACATTCGGCGCACTGGGCGGCGGCGTGATTACGGTCGGCTGGGAATTGCTTAAAGCGAAAATGGGACTGTAATTATGGCTCACCCGCAAGAAATCCGTGAAAAGTTACGCCGGCTCTATGTGAGCGGCGAGCAAACTTTGGAAACGGCGGCCTTGATGTGCGAAATCCCGCAGGCCACTGCGCGTGCGTGGAAACGTGCGGATAAGGAAAAAGGCGACGACTGGGATAAGATGCGCGCCGCCTACACTTTGGCCGGCGGCGGTATTGAGGACTTGAGCCGTGCGATGCTGGCCGGTTTTATGGTGCAGTACAACAGCACGATGACGATGCTGCAGGATTCGAGCACCGAAGATTTGCCGCCGTCCGACCGTGCGAAGCTGTTGGCCAGCCTGGCCGATGCGTTTACGAAAACCGTATCGGCCAATGCCCGTGTGATGCCGGAAACGTCAAAACTGGCGACGGCTTTGGAATTGATTGAGTTCTTGATGGCGTTTGTGCAAGAAAAACACCCCAAACATTTGCCTGCATTTGTGGAGGTATTGGAGCCGTTTGGGGCGGAAGTGGAGAAGAAGTTTGGATAAATTGAAAGTCGAATACACACATAAGGGCTGGTTTTTATTCTGCCCGATTTGGATTGCCGATTGGGAAAATGAAACTCCTGCGGTCGCACCACGCTATAAGCTGGAGCCGTTGTTTTGGCTGGCCGACCAGTTTTTTTACTTTATGTCCGCCATGCATGAAATGAAAACGGGAGAGCCACTTCCTTTTTGTTTCAAGGTTTATCCCAAACCGCTAAAAAAACCTGTCGTTCACTATTACAAGGCCGTCTGAAAAAAAGGTCGGCTTATCAAACCCGACCCTTTGGATTAAACCGGCAATGCTGTAAACGTGCCGTCTTCTCGTTTGTGTGTAATGCCAAGAGCAACCTGAAGATTTAAGTGCTCGGTCAATTTCGACAATGTAATGCTGAAACCTTGCTCTTCCAATAAATCTTTTATTTCTGATGGCGTGTATCGGCCGTTTTCGAGGATTTTTGCAAGTGAGTAATCGAAACCCATATTTGTATTTCCTTATAAATTTTGTAGCAGAGTAATGATTTGCGGAGATGTAACAGCATCAATGACTTTCTCGGTAAATTTCGTCAATGCGACATTTCCCATTCTGTTTAAGATGCCCTTTAGTCTGCCTTTTTCTTCCGGAGGGATATCTGTTTGGTCAATTTTATTGAGCAAAGCTTGAATAGTGTCGCTGTGTAGTTTGACTGTGAAAACCCCGAGAATAGCAGAAAGACCGCCATCATCAGTAAGGAAGTCTATGCCTTTGGCCGTGATTTTAACAGTAGCGCTTATTAAAGTCTTATCGTCGAAGGAAACTAAGCCATGTTCAGCTAAATATTGCAGATTTGCGGATTGTTTTAATACAAACGAAACGCCGTCATCTTCTTCTGCTTCTATGACACCATTAGTTTGGGCGATAGCGGCATTTATATAATATTGATAATCGATACTATCAGGATAAACCTTATAAAGCCCTGACAAAAATTCGCGTTGCAGGTTTCTGTCTAACCAATCCATTTTGAGCGCTCCATATGAAAAATAAAGAATTCCTCAAATCCCTTGCCGAACTGGCCGCCAGTTTGCGCCAAGTCATTGAAGCGGAAGTGGACGGCTTCGATGCGTCGCCAAAGGCTATTGCTGCACGCCGTGCCAAGGTATTTGACCCGGTAGGCGGTTACGAGTATTTCGTCAACACCTACTTTCCGCATTATATCCGCTCCCCTGAAAAATCCGAACTGCATGAGTTTTTATTCAGCCGTCTGCCGGAGATTATCCGCTCCCCTAAAGGGGAAAATGAGGCGGTGGGTGCGCCGCGTGGCGAGGGTAAGTCGACGCAGGTTACTCAGTTGTTTACGCTGTGGTGTATTGTGACCGGCCAAAAACATTATGCAGTCATCGTGATGGACAGTATCGACCAGGCGTATCCGATGCTGGAGGCCATTAAGGCAGAACTTGAGTTTAACCCACGCTTGAAAACCGACTTTCCTGAAGTCTGCGGGCAAGGCCGTGTATGGCAGGCCGGTACGATTGTGACGGCCAATGACGTTAAGGTGCAAGTGGCCGGTAGCGGTAAAAAGCTGCGTGGTTTGCGTCACGGCCCTTACCGTCCTGACCTGACCGTATTGGACGATATTGAGAATGACGAGCAAGTCCGCAACCCGGAACAGCGCGACAAGCTCAATGCGTGGCTGACTAAGACTGTATTGCCTTTGGGCGGTGTTGGTCAGAAATACGATGTGATTTATATCGGCACGATTTTGCATTACGACAGCGTACTTAACCGCACCTTGAATAACCCGTTTTGGCACGGTATTAAGTTTAAGGCGATGAAACGCTGGCCCGACCGCATGGATTTGTGGGACAGATGGGAAGAATTTTTCCGAAACGACGGCGAAGCGGTGTCCGAGGCGTTTTATCAGGCGAACAAAGACGAGATGGAGCGCGGCGCGATTACTTCTTGGGCGGCTCGCGGCGTGTTGGCATTGATGAAAATCCGCGCCCGTGACGGTCATGCGACGTTTGACAGTGAGTACCAAAACGACCCGGTCAGCGGTGAAGATGCGCCGTTTGCGAAATCTATGAAATTCTGGACAGACCTGCCGTCCAATTTGGTGTATTTCGGTGCGCTTGACCCGTCACTCGGAAAGGCAGGGGCGAGCCGTGACCCGTCCGCGATTATCATTGGCGGCTATCAGCGGCAGACGGGCAAGCTTTATATCGTAGAGGCGCAAATCAAAAAACGCCTGCCCGACCTGATTATCGAGGATGTCATCCGCCTGCACCGGCAATACCGCTGCAAACTGTGGTTTGTCGAGACGGTTCAGTTTCAGGAGTTTTTGAAAGACGAGCTGGTCAAGAGCAGCGCGGCGCGTGGGCTGCCCGTACCCGCCCGCGCGGTCAAGCCGGTATCGGACAAGCTGTTGCGGATCGAGACCTTGCAGCCGCACATGGCTAACGGGCTGATACTGCTCAATGAAAGCCAACAGACGCTGGTGCAGCAGTTCCGCCATTTCCCCAAAGCCGACCATGACGACGGCCCCGATGCGGTGCAGATGCTGTGGGCGGGCGCGTTGGCCAACTCGGCGCCGATTGAGTGGCAAAGCGTGAGGCCGTCTGAAACACACGATGATTTTGACGACGACCTTGATGATGACAACACCAAAAGCATATGGGCTAGATAATGGCTAAAAAAGACAAAAAAATCAAACCGCAAAAGCCTGAAAACGGCTTGCAGACCGATTTGGCGCAAATCACCGCTGCCGGGCGCGTGATTGCGGAACACCCGTCCAACTTTATCACGCCGGCCAAAATGCGCGCGCTGTTTGAGGATGCAGAATCAGGCGACATTACCGCCCAACACGAGCTGTTTGCCGACATCGAAGAGCGCGACAGCGACATCGGCGCCAATATGGGCACGCGCAAACGGGCGCTGCTGACGCTGGATTGGCGCGTTACCCCGCCGCGCAATGCCACGCCCGCCGAAGAGCAATTGGCCGAGGCGGCCTTTGAGCTGATAGACGGCCTGACGCAGTTTGAGGACTTGGTTATCGACCTGATGGATGCGGTCGGCCACGGCTTTGCCGCGCTGGAAATCGAGTGGGCTTTTTCAGACGGCCGCTATGCCCCCGCCCGCTTTGTACACCGCCCGCAGAGCTGGTTTAGATGGAGCAAAGACGACGAGCTGATGCTCAAATCGCAAGACAATCAAGATGGCGAGCCGCTGTGGTCGCTGGGCTGGATTGTGCACAGCCACAAATCGCGCAGCGTGCAGCAAGCGCGTAACGGCTTATTTCGGACGCTGGCATGGCTGTATATGTTTAAGCATTACGCCGTGCATGATTTTGCCGAGTTTTTGGAGCTTTACGGCATGCCCATCCGTATCGGCAAATACGGGGCGGGTGCAACGGAGGCAGAAAAACGCACGCTGTTGCGCGCGGTTGCCGAAATCGGCCACAACGCGGCGGGCATCATGCCCGAAGGCATGGAAGTCGAGCTGCATCAAGCGGCCAGCGGCACGACTGCCACCAGCAACCCGTTTTTGCAGATGGCCGACTGGTGCGAAAAATCCGCCGCGCGCCTGATTTTGGGGCAAACGCTCACCAGCGGAGCCGACGGCAAAAGCAGCACTAATGCGCTGGGCAAAGTGCACAACGAGGTGCGCCGTGATTTGCTGGTGTCGGATGCCAAGCAAGTGGCACAGACCATTACCCAACAGATTATCTTGCCCTACCTGAAAATCAACCATCCTAATACCGACCAGAACCGCATACCCAAATTTGAGTTTGATACGCGCGAGGCGGAGGACATTGCGGTAATGGCCGAAGCCATCCCTAAGCTGGTGGACGTGGGCGTTCAAATCCCGGAGAGTTGGGTGCGCGACAAGCTGGTAATTCCCGAGCCTGCCGAGGGCGAGCGGGTGCTGGCGCGTGTGGTGCCGGATAATCCCGTGCATCAAGCTGCGCTGGCGGCATTGTCCGCACGCATACCGGCAGGCCGCCCCGCCGCCCGCGAGCAGCAGGTATTGGACGGCGCATTGGACGAGGCGTTGGAAATGCCCGACTTTAACGCGCAGCTCAATCCGATTATCAAACAGGCGGTGGCCGCGCTGGCAGCGTGTGATAGCTACGAAGAGGCAGATGCCGCCTTGACCGCGCTCTACCCGCAGTTGGATAACCAAACCCTGCAAGGCTATATGCAAAATGCGCTGTTTTTGAGCGATCTGTTGGGGCAAGCCAATGCCAAGCATTAAGTTTGCCCTCGGCCTCAAACCTGCAAAAGCGATTGAGTGGCTGCAAGCCAAAGGCGTGACCGCCGAAAGCTACCGCAACCTGACGGCCTCGGAAATCGCCAAGGTGTACACCATCGCCCGCATAACCGATTTGGATATGCTCAACGATATCAAGCAATCCATGATTAAGGCGGCCGACAACGGGCAAGCATTTGCCGATTGGCGCAAAGACATCTTGCAGCACCTGCAAAACAAAGGCTGGCTGCACCCTAACGGCCACGATGGCAAAGTTATTATTGACCCGACCAGCGGCGAAGTATTTGGTGCGCCGCGCCGGTTGGAAAATATCTACCGCACCAATATGCAGACGGCTTACAGTGCCGGCCAATATCAAGGCTATATGGCCAACATCGACAGCCGCCCGTATTGGATGTATGACGCAGTGGGCGACCACCGCACACGACCGGCACACGCTGCGATGGATGGCTTGGTGTACCGCTACGACGACCCGTTTTGGGCAACCTTTTACCCGCCCAACGGCTATCGCTGCCGCTGCTCGGTGATTGCGTTGAGTGAGCGCGATATGCAACGCGACGGCAAAGTGTTGAGCCAGTCGGGCGAACATAATTTGGTGGAGACCCATAAGGTCTACAACAAAAAAGGCGACAGCTACCCGACGATTGCCTATAAAGCACCCGACGGCAGCCTGCACACCACCGACCGTGGTTTTGGCTACAATGCCGGCCGCATGAATTACCGGCCGAATTTAGACCAATACGACCGTGGTTTGGCGCATGAGTTTGCAAAGGCGGAAATGGGCGGTGCGGAATTTAAGGCGGTGTTTAAACAGCTTTCGGAAGAGTTTTATGAAGTGAAAGGCCGTCTGAAAATTGACGGCAAGCCTGATAATGCCGAAAAAATCGACATCCGCAACAAGTTGTCGCGGCAAGTGAAATTTGCGGCAGGCGTGTTGAGTAAAGAAGTGCAACAACGTACGGGGTTGAAGCGGGCGACTGTTTGGTTATCGGACGATACACTGATTAAGCAGGTGGATAGCCGAGAGGGGCAAGGTTTTGCGGAGGATTATTATGCTTTTCTGCCTGAATTTTTGGCTAATCCAGACCATATTATCAGAGATGGCAGAGAGTTGATTTTTACAACTCAACGCAATCAGGAATATTTATGGGCGGTTTTGAAGTATATCGACGACGTGGAGGAAGTATATTTGCAGTCGTACCGAATCAGTAATGAGAAAGAAATCAGAAAACTAATGGAAAAGAAAGAAGTGTTGAAGTAAGACATCGGGCAAGGCTCGAAATCACTTGCACACGCTCTCGGTCACCCTTTCGGGTAGGCTGCGGTATCGAGATTATCACCGCTTTTCCGATGTCTTGAGATGATTATAGCATGATTGAAGTCCAAATCGACAACCTGTTTGTGGTGCAAAACCAGCTCGAACGTTTGGGCAGTGGCGTGGAAAACCGCTATCTGCTTATGCGCCGCTTATCGGAAACCATGCACAAAGGCGTGCGTGATAATTTCCGCGCGGGCGGCCGTCCGAAATGGTTGGGGCTGAAATACCGCAACGGTAAGCCGCTGAACGATACCGGTGCGCTACGCAACAGCTTCAGTACCTTTTCCGACAATGACACCGCGCTGGTTGGCACCAATCTGGTTTATGCTGCGATTCACAATTTCGGCGGCATGGCGGGACGTGGCCGCAAGGTGCGTATTCCGCAGCGTGAATTTTTGGTTTTGAGCAACGACGACAAGCAGGCTTTAATGGATGATGTGCAGGATTATTTCGCCAATCTGATCGGCTGATTTTCAGACGGCCTGAAAAACGCGCTTTTTAGCGCGTTTTTTTATGACGGTAAGGCAAACCCCTATCAGAAGATTTAAACGCAATCCTAGGCGAATTTAAAAAGGCTCTGAAACGGATTTAATTCTATCGGCTGAATGTCGGCGGCGGGTTTGAAGCGTGTCCGCTCTTTATGGTGTGAAAAAAGCCGGAAAATGGCCACTATCGACAAGGAGTGGAATATGCCTAAAGACAAACAACAACTGAGTCTCGCTGCGTGTAGCTTTGAGGTGCAGCCGAAAGACGGCCGCATTCAGCTGCTGCCCTATGGTGAGTTTCGCGCGGTGGACGGCCGCCCGAATGATGTGCCGGCTTGGTTTTTAACTGAGGAAAACGGCAATGATGTCGTGGCTTTGGCCAATGCTTCGCGTAATCAGTTGGTGGTCGATTATGAGCACCAGACGCTTTATAAGGAAAAAAACGGCCAGCCCGCACCTGCCGCCGGTTGGATGCGCTGGCTGGATTTTACGCCTAAAGGCTTGTTCGCCGATGTCGAGTGGACGGATAAAGCGGCGGCTGCGATTGCGGCCAAGGAATACCGCTATGTCTCGGCGGTGTTTTCTTACGACACTAAAGGCTACGTCCGCAAAATCTACCATGCCGCGCTGACCAATTATCCTGCGTTGGACGGCATGGACGAGGTGTTGGCGGCTGCGTCGGCACAGTTTATCAAACCTGAAACGGAGCAAACCCCGATGAAAGAGTTGTTGCAACAACTGCTCGGCCTGCCGCAGGCAGAGGAAGCCGAATTAACCGCAGCCCTGACTGCGCTTTTGCAGGCCAAACCGAAAGATGTGGCTTTGTCTGCCGCTATCTTTAAAGATTTGGCCGATAAAGACGACAAAATCGCCGCGCTGTCTGCGCAAGGCGGCCAGCCTGATTTGACTCAATATGCGCCGGTGTCGGTAGTGGCCGAGCTGCAAAGCCAAGTGGCTGCACTGACTGCCGAACGCGAAGCCGATAAAGGCCAAGAGCTGATTACCGCTGCTTTGAGTGCAGGTAAATTGCTGCCGGCACAAAAAGAATGGGCCGAAGGCGTATTGAAACAGCCAAACGGCTTGGCATTTTTAACCGGCTTTATTGAAAACGCCCAGCCGGTCGCTGCACTGGCAGGCTCGCAAACGGGCGGCAAAGCACCCGACGAACGCGTCGCCGCACTGACTGCGGAAGAGGCAGCCGCAGCAAAAATGCTGGGCATGTCCGGCGAAGAATTTGTAAAAATCAAAGAAAGCGAAGGTAAGTAATGAATAAGGCAGCAATTTTAGCCGCCCTGACGGCAGCATTCCGCAAAGAGTTTCAGTCCGGCTTAGATTCGGTTAAGCCTGACTACCCTGCTATCGCTATGACTATTCCGTCAACAACTTCGACGAATACTTATGCGTGGCTGGGCAAATTCCCGCAAATGCGCGAGTGGGTCGGCTCACGTCAGATCAAAAAAATGAGCAATCAGGCAATGAGCTTGGAAAATAAAAAATTCGAAGCGACTGTTGGCGTGGCTCGCACTGACATCGAAGACGACCAAGTAGGTATGTACCGTCCGATGATGGCCGCAATGGGTGAATCTGCTGCCGCTCTGCCTGATACGTTGGTGTGGGGTCTGCTCAAGAAAGGCAAAACCACCATTGGCTACGACGGCCAATACTTCTTTGACGTTGACCATCCAGTTTTCGAAAACCACGATGGCACAGGTCAAAACACGCCTTATTCCAACCTGACTACCGGTACAGACAACGACGCACCTACATTTTATGTCGTTGACGACACCAAAACCCTGAAACCTTTGATTTTCCAAAACCGCACCGAAACAGAGTTCGAAACTAAATTCGATCCGTCCAAATCCGACCGCGTGTTCATGGAAGACGAATATCTGTATGGCTCGCGCCGCCGTTGTAATGCCGGTTTCGGTTTGTGGCAGCTGATGCACATGGCAGAAAAAACCGCGCTGACCCGCGAAAACCTTGCCGCCATTATCGTCAAAATGCAAAAAATCAAAGCCGACGGCGGCTATGTGCTGAACGTGAAACCCAGCCTCTTGGTCGTCCCGCCCGAGTTGGAAGACAAAGCCCGCGAACTCTTGGAAGCCGACAAAATCAACGGCACGACCAATACCTTCAAAGGCCGTCTGAAACTGCACGTCTGCGTCCACCTGTAACCCTAACCGTTTTCAGACGACCTTTAACACCTATTTAAAGGCCGTCTGAAACAAGGAGTCATCATGGCAAAAACCAACAACAAACCAGAAACCGCCGAAACCGCCACCCCGTCGTTTGAAGACATCAAAGCCGAATTTGACGCCGTGCAGGCAGAGCTTGCCGCCGCCCGAAACGATGTCGAAATGCTGACCACAGCCTTGGCAAAAGCCGAAGACGACAAAAAGGCACTGTCCGCCGAACTTGCCGAACTCAAAGCGCAGCATACGCAACGCGCCGCCGACTCTTTGGCGGACAGCCGCGATGTGATGCTCGTCAGTACCGGCGCAGACGACAAAGAATTTTGGCGCGGCGGCCTGCTGTTTGACGGCGGCTGGCGCGAAGTGAAGCGCGCCGAAGTCGGCGAAGCGGTGTGGAAGGCAATCTGCGCCGAGCCTATGCTGCAACGCAAGGCGGTCGAGTAATGGCATACGCGACGGTTGAGGATATGGTTGCGCGTTTCAGCGAGCTGGAGGTTATCCAGCTGACCGACCGCAACCAAGACGGCTTGATTGACGAGGATGTGGCGGCAGTGGCACTGGCCGATGCCACCGCAGAAATAGACGCTTATCTGGGTCGGTTTAAACGTCCGTTTACCGATGTGCCGCCCATCCTCAAGCGCTTGTGTTGCGATATTGCCCGCTACCGCCTTACCGCCGCCAACGGCGTGCTGATTACCGACGAAATCCGCAACCGCTACAAAATCGACGTGCTCGACCTGCTGCGTGCTATGGCCAAAGGTGAAGTGCAGCTGGGCGTGGATGATAGCGGCGAAGAAGTGGCCGCGGGAGAAGACGGTATTGTGTTTGTAAACGGTAAAAATAAGGTGTTCGGGCGTGATCACTGATATTGAGCAAGCGATAACAGACCGTCTGAAACGGGGCTTGGGTCGCATGGTGCGCACGGTTAAAAGCTACAACGGCGAGGCCGACGATTTGGCGGGGCAAATCCATACGCTGCCTGCGGTTTGGGTAACGTATGGCGGCAGCAAAGTTGAGCCTGCCAGCACCGGCGGCGTATGCGGACGTTATCAGGATACCGCCGAATTTGTGGTGATGGTGGCGGCCCGCAATCTGCGCAACGAGCAGGCGCAGCGGCAAGGCGGCATCGACAGCCGCGAAATCGGCAGCAACGATTTAATCCGCGCTGTTCGCCGCCTGCTTGACGGCCAGCGGCTCGGTTTTGCCGATAGCCGCGGCTTGGTGCCCAAAGCGGTGCGCGCGATTGCCAATCATGTGCTGGTGCAAAACGCCGCAGTAAGCATATATGCGGTTGAGTATGCCATCCGCTTTAACACCTGCGGGTTGGAAAATGACCGCTACCCCGAACGCGCCGACAATCCCGACGACCCAGACCATATCTTTACCAAGTATCAGGTTACATTGAGCGAGCCGTGGCCTGATTTCGAGGGGTTGGACGGCAAAATTTACGACCCGCAATCCGCCCATGAAATACCTGTAAACCTAACCCCTTAAGGATAAGCAATGAGCAAAATCAAAGTAACGGCGGCAGACGGCCTGCGTGTGCCGACCGAACACAACCCGCACGAATATATCGGCCAAGAGCCGGTGGAGGTGGACGGCAACAGCCTGTATTACCGCCGCATGATTGATGACGGCGATTTGGTGGTGGTTGAGGATGCCGCCCCAAATACCAAAACCCGCAATACTAAGGGAGAGTAATGATGCCCCATATTGATTTTGACACGATTCCGGGCAGCATCCGCGTGCCCGGGCAGTATATTGAATTTAACACCCGCAATGCCGTGCAAGGTTTGCCGCAAAATCCGCAAAAGGTATTGATGGTTGCACCTATGCTGACCGCGGGCATACAGCCCGCCTTAGAGCCGGTGCAACTATTTAGCGATGCCGAGGCGGCCGATTTGTTCGGACAAGGATCGCTGGCGCATTTGATGGTGCGCCAAGCATTTGCCAACAACCCTTATTTGGATTTGACCGTTATCGGTATTGCCGACCACAGCGCAGGCGTGCAGGCAACCGCAACCGTTACCCTTTCCGGCACGGCCACCGCGCCGGGCGTGGTGGAAATCACGATTGGCGGCAAGCAGGTAAGCACGGCCGTTAACACCGGCGAGACCGCCGCCACAGTGGCAGACCGTCTGAAAACCGCCATCACTGCCGCCGATGTAACCGTTACCGCATCCGGCAGCGGCGCAGCCGTTACGCTGACGGCCAAACACAAAGGCGAGATCGGCAACGAGAACGGCTTAACCGTGAGCACCGGCAATACCGGCCTGACTTATCAAGCCAATGCCTTTACCGGCGGTGCCAAAAATGCGGACATTGCCACGGCCTTGTCCAAAGTGGCGGGCAAGCATTATCACATTATTTGCAGCCCGTTTAGCGATGACGACAACGCCAAAGCCTTGAGCAACCATATTACCAACGTATCCAACGCCATCGAGCAGCGCGGCTGTATCGGCGTATTGGGTATGAGTGCGACCTTGAGCACGGCCACCACCGCTACCGGCAAAATCAACGACGGCCGCATTACCTGTGCTTGGTACAAAGGTGCGGTAGAGCCAAACGGCATCATCGCCGCAGGTTATGCGGCGGTGTTGGCCTTTGAAGAAGACCCTGCCAAGCCGCTGAACACGCTGGAAATCAAAGGGCTGGCCGTTACACCTGATGCGCAATGGCCGCTGTTTGCAGAATGCAACAATGCGCTGTACAACGGCTTGACCCCGCTCACAGTGGTCAACAACCGCGTGCAGATTATGCGTGCCGTATCCACCTATACCAAGTCGGCCAACAACACCGACGACCCGGCACTACTCGACATTACCACCATCCGCACGCTGGATTATGTGCGCCGCAGCGTTAAAGAGCGCATTGCCCTGCGTTTTCCGCGCGACAAATTGAGCGACCGCCTGCTGCCCAAGGTTAAGAGCGAGATTTTGGACGTGCTGATTAAGCTCGACCAAGCCGAAATCATCGAAAACGCCGAGGCCAACAAAGGCAAGCTGGTGGTGGCGCGTGCGCAAAACGACCCTAACCGTGTTAATGCCATTATCCCCGCCGATGTGGTCAACGGCCTGCACGTCTTTGCCGGGCGCATTGATTTGATTTTGTAACCCTTTTCAGACGGCGTTTAAAACAGGTTTAAAGGCCGTCTGAAACCTTAAAAAAGGATAAAACATGAGCGACGCTACCTATGCCGGCGCGGTGATTATGGAGGTGAACGGCCGCGACGTTGAGATTATCAGCATCAAGCCGCAAACCACTACAGGCCGCAAGCCGGTCAAAACGATGAACCGCAACGGCCGAGTCAACGGTTATTGTGAAGGCGTAACCGAACACAAATTAAGCGTTACCGCCGCCATTCCGATCGACGGTACGGAAATCGACTGGGACAACATCACCAAGGCGAAAATCACGATTTACCCCATCAACGACGAAGATCGCCGCACTTCCTACCTCGACTGCTTTACCGTCGATACCAGCGAGCAATATGAAGTCGATAACGAGGCACGCATCGACATTGAGATGATTGCTTTGCACAAAATCAAGGAGTAATGCGTGATTACCGTCAAACTGACCCACGGGCTGACCTACAATGGCAAAGTCGTATCTGAATTACGCCTCAAGCCATTGACCGTCGGCGGCGAACTGGCGGCGTTCGCCCTGATTGATGACTTGCCCGAGCTGCCCGAAAACGCCAAAAAAGCCGAACTGCTGCAACGCGACGTCCTAGAGATGCTGACCTACTGGTCGCAGCAGATTGAAGCCCAAGGTATCCCATCCGACATCCTGACGGCGCAGTGGCTGATGGAAAACCTCTCTACCGAAGACTACCATACCGTGATGGCGGCTCAGGAGGATTTGCGCCTAAAACCGTCCGCCGCTACGGCGAGCCC